CGATATTGCTTAGGACTCATACCGAAGAATTCACGGATTTCACGTGCCACTTCGCCCTTACGAGGAGTCCACTTAGCTGCCAAGCCATTCTTTGCACGAAGGTTGTCACCTAGCAAAGAATATGCCTTAGCCTTAAGATCCTTGTCCTTAAAGACAAACAAGTCATCGAAACGACCTACTTCAGGAATCTTAACTAGCAAACGTGCTGCCGCTTCTGGGTCATGCTTTTCCAAGTATGACAAGATATCACGGAACAGTTGACGTTCACCTGCACCACCACGTGCATCACGTGCCCACAAAGCCACACGCAAAGCGAGGTCCTTGTCTTGCACATAAGCCGCAGTGAATGCTGGGATAATGTTCTTACCACGGCTTGCACCGATGTTGTAGAACAAGTCAACCACCGAGTTAGCAGTTGACTTACGAGCCTTCATACCGTTTTCAGTACGGGCTTCTTGATTTGCGATTGCGTTTACAAATGCGTTCATTTTAGTTTACCTTTATCAGAATGTGTTTTGTTTCAGTTATTGAATGAAATTTTAAATTTGCTGTTAACATTCTATGTCTTTAGCAGGATGAGTGAAACGGATAAGTTTATTTTCTGGTCTACCCTCATCCCCAGTATATCGGTTCAGTTTCGTAGACCCTATCAACAATTCATGTTGACTATCTATGCTTGTGTCTGCGATAGAAACATACAAAGTCTTTCCAATGTGTCGTCTATTCCTTCGAGCCTAGTTTCCTAGAACAGTATTTCTACTGTGTCCTGCGACCATCTTCTATAGCAGTTAGTTCAGATTTAATGTTTAAGTTGCTGTAATCATCCTATGAATACAAACAGGTTAGTTGTTGACTGCTTTTATTAAACTCAGGCCATCACTCTGAGCTTGTTAGTCTTGCTTCAATGAACACCTTCAACGCTACACAGTTTTACCTGCTTTGCTCCAATGATTCACCACAGTGTCTAACAGTTCCAATGAAGTTTGGATTGCTGTACCTAACCTTTTAATCTTTCAATACATGTATTGTAACACTGTATTGATTTATTGACAATTGCTTTTGGGTAAGCAATTGTTGAACAATCTTTTGAATTATTACTCAACCTTGGGCAAGGGGGCAATAATTTTTTTTAACCAATGATTGTATACTTCTGTATTCAATGGAGTGTCTATCCATTGTTGTAGTTTTTCTATTAGTCTACCTTCTAATATATCTTGCATAGATATAATTTTATTAATCTGACCGTATTTTTTAGCCGCTTTTACAAGATGTATTCGATGTTGTAATTTTTCTTCATTAAACGGCGGATGAAATTTAGGTTGTATAATGTGACACCGTTCCATACACCATTTAGCGTACTTATATTCAGAGTCATCAATTAAGATTGTATCAGTAAGATACTGTAAACCTTCAAGGAAGTCGTGACCTGAGGTAATAGCGATATATTGTTTTTCTAATTCTAATAAGTAATCAGTTTTGGCATAGGACTTATCATACAACAAGCCTCTAGAGTCGTAATTAGTAATAATGTCTTGCTTTAACTTTTCACGCAATGATCCTGATGTATGATTAATCTCAACGTCATTGATTACGTGGTCTTTAGGGTCAATAACTGCGGCTACCATTTCGCCGCCTGCTCCTGGATTATATAATATATGATACATATTTTTTATTTGGCATACCCCCAAGGATTCGAACCTTGACCAGCGGTTTTGGAGACCGATATGCTGCCATTACACTAGGGATACATTTATTCAATTTTAGGACCTTTAGTCATTATAGTTGACAACCAATGATTATATATCTCGGTATTTAGTGGGGTATCAATCCATTTCTGTAATACAGAAATTAACCTTCCTTCTATAATGTCACCGAGTGTTATAATTTTATCAGTAAATTTTTTAGCATTATTCACACGATTGATCCTATGAGCTAGTTCTACATCGGATGCAGGCGGATGATATTTTGGTAAAATTGTATGGCATCTTTCCATACCCCATTTATTATACTTTGAATCAGAGTCATCAATTATAATTATATCTACACTACTTGCATGTTCATGTTCAATAAAAATAAAATCATGGCTAGTTGTTACTGAAAGATATTTTTTTTCTATATTTTTTAGAAAATCAGTTTTACCATGTTGGTCAAACATCATAGGACTACAATCTTTACCTACATCTTGCAATTCAACTATTGCTTTTTTAAGCTTTTGGCGATCTGATCTTGGTTGAGCACGAACATCAATATCTGTAACTATATAATCAGTTGAATCAATTACTGCACTGACCATATCTCCGCCGGTGCCTGAATTATGTAAAATAAAAAACATTTAATATTTATACCAATGAAATGTTTAATTCTTTTAACTTGTTCATATAATATTCTTGACCTTGACTGACAGTTGAACGCCAATCACTCAATGCATCTTCATTCGCACCATCACTAACAAACTTGTAACATAGAAATTCTACGTTATGTTTCTTACATACTTTTGCAATAGCATATGCTTCCATATCTACTACATCAGCAGGAATAAGCAAGTTACTATCAGTAACAAAGTTATCACCTGTGCTACAAGTTAATCCATGACCATTGTCAATGATAATCGTTTCTTCAAATGGTGTTTGACCTGGCAAACTACCCAATTCACAGCACATCATATCACGCTGAACAAATTTGGTCACTTGATGAAATCCTGACTTGTATAAAACACCTTCATGCTGTAAGACATGTCAGGTGCTTCGTCTTTAAGTGCGATAAGAATCAGGTCATGCATTTTTTCTAATGCGTTTTAGATATTCACGACCTACAAGTCCCTGCTCAATTTCCATCAATGCAGTTACAGTTGGGCCTGCTTTAGTATTAAGTGTAGAACGATGTCCTCGTTTCAATTCTCTTACACGCTGTGAGGCGATAAGAACTAAATCAAATCGACTGCCTACCATGAGTGCGGCTTCTTCACTTGTATATCTTGCTCTGCTTTCAGTCATTTATTGTCCTTTAAATAAAATTTGTTTAACATCATCATAATAAACACTACCAGGTGTATTTGACCTTAATGTCAATACAACTCTTTCGTTAGAAGAATTGCGGTTATCCCAATCGTGAAATATTTCGGTATTGAATAAAATACATTCATTCTGTTGTGCAACCATTGATTTGATCGGAGTGTGATTTTCTTTAACAAAACCATTTAACTCTCTGGATTCACCTTTTAGATAGTCTCTTGTATAACCTTTTCCCACAATGTCACTATACCAACTAGTGACACATTTATTATCTAAAATCTTAACAGTGTGGTTAATACTAAATCTATGATTTAGTCCATCTTTATGGGCACGATAATATAAATTCGGCGGAGTATAAAAGAAACTCACACGGTTTGGATTAAGATTAAGTTCTTTAGATAAAGGAGTCTTAGATAAGACTTCTGCACCCATGTGCGCGGGAAGCATTGAATGTCTAAATGTTGGATTTTTATTTTCCCACGGAAAGTTATTGTAAACTCCCAATGCATACTTATTAAATTCAACCATACCATCATATGTGAATCTAATATAATAAGGACTGCAATCTTCAATAATAGTGTACATAATTTTTTATAAAACTGGAGCGGGTACCGAGAATCGAACTCGGGCTCTAACCTTGGCAAGGTCACAGGCTACCATTACATCATACCCGCATTATTTGGTACATCGACACGGTTTCGAACCGCGGACCCTCTCCGTGTAAAGGAGACGCTCTACCCCTGAGCTATCGATGCATAATTCTATTTAACCACCTTGATTACTATCTTTAACTTCTGTTTGACTAGCAATTTTTTCAAATGCTTCATCTTCGTTCTGTTGATCCTCAATCACTCTCGGGTCAGGCTTACGAAAGATTGCATCAAAGTTGTTTGCAAATTCTTTTTGACTGACACTGTATGGTCGTGGACTAGAACCTTTACTCACTTCTTGTCTCCTCGACTCCCACCTGAACGTGAATTGCTTTTTTCAATCTCTACAAAACTACGAATGAATGCACCACGAACGTGTGCATCACTAATCAATGCCGCGGCACGTTTAACTGATTTAGGGACTTTAACTGCCTTTGAATCATAACCTCTACATGTCATACTATTTCCTCTTTTAAAAAACTTTGGTCGGAGTACAAGGATTCGAACCTTGGACCCCCTGGTCCCAAACCAGGTGCGCTACCAGACTGCGCTACACTCCGAATTAACTTGGTATCATATGCGGTATGTATGGAACATTTCTAGGACCATGTTTTTGTTCAAAAAGCTTTTTAGCTTCTTGTACATTAGGTGCAAAGACTTTATCTTTAGTATCACCTTGAGGTGTGCGAACAGTTGTTTCATACATTGGCATATAATGCTCCTATTTGGTTGCGAGAGGCTGGAATCGAACCAACGACCTGAAGCTTATGAGACTCCTGAGATACCACTTCTCCACTCCGCAATAATTTATAAATGTACTTCTTTTTCACTTACAGAGCCAGTCTTATCAGCTGGGTGTGAAACACACTTATAAAGTGAGACTGCTACTTACACCACATAAGCCCAATCTCTGAGTTGTTACACTGTCCACGTTCTTTTCTGTTTAGACAGGATAGCGTCCCTGCCTTTGTGATTTCTCAAGTCGCCCTTAAATAGAGCCTTGCAGTAGATCCAATGCACTGTGCAATTAAGGTGTAGCAATTACCTAACTCTATAACGCTGAGTTAACGCGGGTTTATTGGTGGAGGAGACAGGGATCGAACCTGCGACCTATTGCTTGCAAAGCAACCGCTCTCCCAACTGAGCTACACCCCCAAATCAAATGCGGCTACTAGGGCATTTGTTTCAATTTGATTGTAGCAGAAAATTATTTATCTGTCTACTATTTTGGATAACTTATTGAATTCGTTGAAATATTGCAAAATTACTAAAATTTCCTACGTGATACCAGTCATTGTGATTAGATAAAATATCTACGTGTTTTTCAACGTCTAAAAATCTACGAGGATTATTTTTAGGTAGCCACGGCCGATAATCATGCATTAATACAAATCCATTTACATTTATTTTAGGTAACCAATAAGCAAGAGAGTTGGATAACTGAGGGTCTTTATGGGACGAGTCTTCAATAAACATATCGATTTTACGGTCAAATAATATTTCTTCTCCTATATTAACTTTGTGTAAAAATATATTAGTATATTGAGATAAATATTTCCTTACATTTTCCAAAGACCTTGATGATCCTTCACCTAATGCCATTGCAACTAGGGCATCATGATTAGGATCATATTTAATATCATTAAACAAATCATACGAATGAACTTCTAACTGTTCATTGGCGTGAGCCATAAGTGCCGCAGATGAACCTAAATATGTACCAACTTCTACTGCAACTGAACCCGGACTTAGCATTTTTGCTATCTTATGTATAATAAACATGTCATAAGATGATAATAATCCAGTTTTTTTAAGCGGAGAGGATTCTTTTACAAAATCTTTAATCTCTTCCATATTAGGTTTTTTAAGTAATATATTATTCATATTTTATTTATTGTACTTAAACATTAAGTTTTGGATCTGGTAACAGAATCGAACTATTACGAAGGCCTTTCAAAGGTCCCATTACATCAACCCCCATATGGAAACACATTTGATATAGTAGCAAAAAGCTATCACGGATGAACCCAAATTTCTTCAAATATGCTTTTATATGGTGCCCCCCAAGAGACTCGAACTCTTACACCTTTCGATACCAGAACCTAAATCTGGCGCGTCTACCAATTCCGCCAAGGGGGCAATTATAATATAACACACTACGAATCTCTTTCTAAGTTATGTGCCTAGCGAGTATTCCAAATGTGTTCATGTAATGTGTTATATTATAACAGATAATTATTTATCTATCAACTATTTTGGTTAACTGTTTCTCATTCAGAATGAGCAACATATTTGGAGCGGGGTAAGAGAATCGAACTCTCAGCATTAGCTTGGAAGGCTAAGGTATTACCACTATACGAACCCCGCATAAATTCTGGAGCAACGGGTCAGATTTGAACTGACGGTTTTTCGGATTTGCAATCCGATGCATTGGACCTCTCTGCCACCGTTGCGTTATTTTAAGTTATAAATACTGTATGGACCTCAAAAACAGTATTGAATTAGTTGAAACTCTACTAAAGAGTATCAACAAACAACATAAAGATAGCCACGCTCAAATGATTTATGAACGAGGTTTTCTTACTGGTCTTATTGCAAGAATAATGCTCACAGACCCTATATTACGTAGGGAAATACAAGAAAGAATCAAGCATAAGAAATGATTGGCGGAGCATGTAGGAATCGAACCTACTCACCCATTACTGAATGACAGATTAGCAATCTGTTGCCTTAACCGGTCGGCCAATGCTCCTTAAATAAATGGTGCTTCCAACAGGACTCGAACCTGTAACCCAGCGATTATGAGTCGCTTGCTCTAACCAATTGAGCCATAGAAGCATTTGTAACCATACTATAATACACTCCCAATGCATGTCAAGCATTGTAACTTTGTAGGTACACCAAGAATCACAGTTTCGAACCTGTGTAATGTAGCACTCATCAAAGGAAACCGTTAAGTTCAAAGCCTAAGACTATCGGGCAAGCTAAGTCCCACTAATGTGACAAGAGTATACTATAGTATGGTGCTCCGAGCCGGACTCGAACCGGCACACCTTGCGGCGAGAGATTTTAAGTCTCTTGTGTCTACCTATTTCACCATCGGAGCAAAATTTGTTTAACTAATTTTTAAAGAACAGATGCTAGTATATATCACTTTGCATTTGTTGTCAATGAATTTGTAAGTAGTTGCGTCCCTCATATCGCAACCATTTTCCCTTGTAATAAAGCCGGCAGGGTCAAGATACGTCACTTGGGCTTTGTCCAGACGATACTCCAACTGTATTCCGATCTTCCGATCGGACGGGGATCGAACCCGCTACCTTCTACTGTTTTGGTAGTTCGAACATACCTAGACAGCGTGACTCTACTTGCTGACACTTACAAAACTTGGCGCACCGTAGGGGACTCGAACCCCTGGCCTCTTGCGTGACAGGCAAGCGATCTAACCAACTGAGCTAACGGTGCAATATTCTTGGTGGAGACGACTGGAGTCGAACCAGTAGTGCCTTTCGGGCGGCGGATTTACAGTCCACTGGGGTTACCAATTTTCCTACATCTCCAAAATTATTTACGATTGCAAGACCTAGGGTCTCATTTATGAAAGAAGTATCAGGTAGACATAGCTAAAAAATTAGTATAATCTATTGGGCTATCGAAAAATATTATATCTTATTTTTTATTTCTTTAATATAAAACTCTACCACTTCTTCATATACAGTATCTCTAGAAAAGATCCATGTTACTAAAACTCGGTCACCGCCCATATTAACTACACAATGCTTTTTTTGATTATTAAAAAAAGAAAATTTCCCAGGCGTGTACTGAAGTTCAATACAACTTGAAATAAGAGGACTTATTGTTAATCGGCTATCATATGTTGATAACCGATTAGCATGTAGATTATAGACTCGACTTGCGGAACTCTTATCTTCCGGGTGGCTACCCAATTGAAATAGCGTATGACAATGATACTCATCCATAACCATATTCAAAGCACATCCTACTCTTCCATCTGAGTGCCAGTGGTACATTGCATTTGCCGGAGTTTTATAAAAAAGCAATTTCCCACCGAATCTTTCTTTTAATAATGCTAACCACGGCAAGTTGTCAAGAACTATTGATTCTATTTTTGAAACATTTTGTGCAACCAGCATATTTGGCACCCAGTGCCAAGTTGCTTGCAATGCAAAATCTCGCATAAGAGGCAGAACACTATCTACGTTAGAATCAGTGTGGTAATAAAAGTCATCTGTATTTGCACTAAGTTCTTGATTCATGAGGAATATAATATATTAATTGATGTATTTATCATATATTTTCTATATAAATTTAAAGGTGTCAATGATGATTAAGCTCCTACTAATGTAGGAAACAACCTTAGCGACCTTTACTATATGGGATGCAAATTTGTATAAGCTACTGGGTTCCATGCCAGCCCTTAATTGAGCGGTTACTCTGTCCATCTCATTTATTCAAAGTCTGTGTGCAGTGAGATTCTGCCTATCAGATCCTGCGGGGGTAGTTTCCATCCCTGCGCTTACGGTCTTCTGCCACCGGAACTCTATCGCTATTCAAACGCTACTTTAAAGAAAGTAGTAACTGGATTCTGGAAGAGCCACGGGGAATCGAACCCCGCTTCTCAGGATGAAAACCTGATGTCCTAACCGATAGACGATGGCTCCATAAAATCATATTGAAGCACACACAACCACCCTAGATCCAGCTAGGCGACATGCCTGTATGTACTTCAATATGATTCCTCGCTACGTTTTCTTTCACAAGATTACGGACTGTTATCACTCGGCAACGTTATCGTGCTTTGTGTTGTCTATGCGAGGATATCACATTCTACAAATTTTTAATGAACTGTTAGCAACTACTCTATCGTTTGTTGCTATGTGTCTATTATAACACCGTTTGAATTAATTGTCAAGAACTTTGTTTCAGTGCCGTTGCATATGCGGTGGACTTATCTGAAACAAAGTTCTTTTCTCAACTCATGCTATGATTATAGCACCACCTTGATTTATTGTCAACCTATTTGATAAATAGTCAAATGATGATACCAATTAACTTACCCAAACCTTCAAGTAATGCCATGGCATACATCAACTATTTTACGCAAAAAAATTTACAAAAGAAACTTAATAATTCTAAAGATTGGTTTAACTCTACCCAAAAAGAAAAAATAAATTGTGCCTCAGGTTATTTAGTCCCCGACAAGATTATAACATCATTGTCATATGAAGAATATATCAAATTTTTTCCTGATGAAAAGTTTGATATGTCAATTGGCATATTACAAAATATTTCTATCAACGAACCACTCGCATTTATACCTCCGCATATTGATAAGGGCAGGACTCTTGGCGCAATGTTTGTTGTTGACACGGGTGGAATTAACACCACTACTACATTTTATAAATCACCATCTGATGGATATACCCCGCAACAAACACTTATGGTTGATTACAATGAATTAGAATCTACATATTCCATTAAAACACTGAAGGATCAGTGGTACCTCATTGATGTTCAACAATTTCATAGTGTAGAAAATATCGAAACACACCGTATATTATACAGTATAAATTTCTACGGGATTACTTATTCCCAATTTAAAGAAAAATATAAAAATTATATAATATAGTTTGGTCCGGGGTACAGGAATCGAACCTGTATTGACTGCTTAGAAGGCAGCTGTATTATCCATTATACTAACCCCAGATAAATTTCTAACTTGCCTCTATTGTAGCAGACCTTTGATTTATTGTCAATTTTTTTTCATAAATATTCATATGATTTCATTGTTAAATTTACCTAAACCATCTGACGACCTAATGTCAAGAATCATGCAACATATTGACACTTTACAAATTAACAATGATGCTAAAAAATATTATAACCGTACACAAAAAAATAATATTAATTGTGTTGACGGACAAACCTTTACATTATCAGGACCAATATATTTAGAGATAGTTAAAGAATTTTATCCTTATATAAAAAATAAATTTTATGCAAGTATAAGTATTTTTAAAAATACTGATATTAATAATCTAGCATATCTGCCACCGCACATAGATGCTACTAGGACACTAGGTTTAAATTATATTATTAGTGAGGGTGGCAATAACACGTTAACTTCTATGTATAAAATGAGTTCTCCAAAACTTACCAAAAAAGTTGACATTCAAATGATACCCTATAACGATTTAGAACTATCTTTTTCGGTAAAAACTATTAAGGGTAATTGGTATGCGACTGATATTCAAAACTATCATAGTGTAGATAATATTGAAACTCAGCGACTTATCCTATCAATATATTTTGATAACATTAATTATTCTTATTTTAAAAAGAATTATGCTAATTTTATTGTAAATGAGTGGCTCCTCGACCTGGGCTCGAACCAGGGACCAATTGATTAACAGTCAACTACTCTACCACTGAGCTATCGAGGAATATTTGGTGCCCCCACCATGACTTGAACACGGGACCTACCGCTTACAAGGCGGTTGCTCTACCACTGAGCTATAAGGGCGTCTTTTATTTAACTGAAGTATATCACAACGAAACTTTTTTGTCAAGCCTCATTGTGATATCTTTCTAGCTTAGGAGAATTCTACTATGCTTAGGAACACCTGCTAACAAGTATTCCATTTGGTCAGCAAGAATAGTTCTATGTTGAAGAATCATGTTTTCGTAATGATTAGGTACGTAAGGTGCGTAAAGCAATTCCATACGTGCTTCTTTCAAACTCTTATGACCCTTCTTACTGTTACAATCTTTACAAGCTGTAACAACGTTCATCCAAGTGTTCTCACCACCTCTGCTCTTTGGAACAATGTGGTCACGACTTAGTGTATGATAGTTGGCAAAGTATTCGCCGCAGTATGCACACACATGTCTATCACGACCGAACAATGTTTTGTTAGTTAGTGCGACACATGAATGTTTGTATGGATTAAATCCATGACCTTTGATAGCAATGATGCTAGAAGTTTCTAGGTAGCTTTCACTACCGTCTTTCTGTACACCACCACGATATCTAGCCACAATTTCACCCATTGACCATGCGATGGCATCTTTTGCTTTGTAGGTAATTGCGTCATCATTTGAGATCCATTGTCTTGGAACTCCTGAGATATCTAGTGCTAGAACAGCCATGTAAAACTCCTTTTCTGCTATTGTCACTGATTGTATTTAATGTCGGTTTGGCGGGACCTGCAGGAATCGAACCCACATCTCCAAGTTCGAAGCATGGCATTCTATCCATTGAACTAAGGTCCCTTGAGTGTATTTTACACTATTTTTGATTTATTGTAAAGTATTATTGAGGAATATCTTCAATTACGAAGGACATTGAGATATTGAAAGGTGCGGCTGATGATTGCATAAATGCAATCCATTCTTCTGCGGCCGCTTGGTCTAACCAAAATCTTTTAATTGTCAATTCATCTAGTCTGACATGGTTCCCGTCAGTTTTACCCAATTCAGTTAATTCATCTAATTTATTCTCACGAATAACGGTCAGATCCTGCTGGAACGTATCCTCATAATTTTGATACGTTACGATTGTGGCTTTTGTTAACATGTTGTTTATCTCCTATACATGTATTTATCAATAAAACCATTGGTGCCACGAACTGGACTCGAACCAGTAACACAAGAATTTTCAGTCCTCTGCTCTACCATTGGAGCTACCGTGGCAATAAATATGTGTATGAAATACTTTCAATATTTGGATTTAGACTGGGAACCAGTCAGTAAAAAATTAAAGAATTTTGTTTTAGAAAACAAAGAATATTACAAAACACCCGGTTGGAAAAATATTGATGTATGCAAAATAATTGATGTGTATCCTGACATAATTAGAATGCTTAAACCATTAAATGTTTTACCAACAAGCGTTAGTCTTTTTATTAGTCATTCCGCTAAATCCGGTATTCATAAAGATGCTACTACACACAATAGTAGAAGAATTCTTATTCCTATAATGAATTGTGAAAACTCATTCACTCGATTTTATAGTACCGAACAGGATTTTACCTTAAAAGCAAATGATAACGGTGTACCATACTATGGCAATATAAACCCAGACTTGTGTACATTTGTAGAAGAATTTCGGTTAGATCGTGCTGTTGCTATTAGACCTACAGAGCCACATAATGTGGTATCTGATGAATTATTTTTGCCGCGTATCTCTTGTCCAATCAATGTTAATAAAGACTTAGATTACTTATTTGATTAAGTTGGTGCTCCTAGATGGATTCGAACCATCGACTTCTCCATACCAAAGAGATATTTTACCATTACAAACTATGGGAGCATATAAAGATCGGGAGCCTAACTATCTGACGTTACTCAGCCTTGTTAGATTGTCTCGTACACAAGAGTTTAAGCTACCTATGTAATCATACTATAGTGTCACACACCAGCGCAGTGTGCTAGATTACTCGGGACTCATCATGCCGTCTATCCCTTAACTGGTACCCGGTGATGGTTACGATCCATCTACAGCTGCCTTATCAAGACAGTACCTCACCATTCGGTCTACCGGGTATAAAATTAAAATTGGTGCCCCATGACAGAATTGAACTGCCAACCCCTGATTACAAGACAGGTGTTATACCGTTTAACTAAAAGGGCTATGTTTGGTGGATGATAGTGGTGTCGAACCACTGACCTCTTCGATGTCAACGAAGTATTCTACCGCTGAAATAATCATCCAATATTGGTGGAGATGCCGGGATTCGAACCGCGGACAAGAACTTTTACAGAGTTAGAGCTATAGAGTTGCTGGATGTATTCTTGTCAGAATACAGTTTTTGCTATGCTATGCTACCATTACATCACATCTCCGAATAAAACAGGATACCTTTTTGATTACGGCTTGGAAGCCGTTGCTCTACCATTGAGCGATTTTTCCATCAGGAAAAAGTTGGAATCGAACCAACGTGTCATAAATGACTTTGCTGTTAGTATCCTAAAACTGGCACCCCGTAATGGACTCGAACCACTGAATGTCGGAATCAAAATCCGATGCCTTACCAACTTGGCGAACGAGGTATAATATGGCTGCGTGTTTTTGTCATTTTAACTCAGGCTTAAACGCAAGTTCCTGAGATTAGTTGCAACACAACTTGGTAGCC